GTAACTTTTGACGCCTACTTACAATAGGTTAGAAAGCCACTACCGCTTAACACTATGGCTACTGTTCTGTCCGGTACGTCCGGCGCTCTTTATTACAAGCCTGCTGGGACCGACAGCACGTTTAAGGCCGCAAACGTCACCAATGCCAGCAACTCAATCAACGTTGGCACTTTTTTGAATTTCAAGGTTGATGACAAGGTTTCGTTTGGAACCGGCACGGGTGGTACTTTGCCCGGCGGTCTATCTGCAAGCACTCCCGCTTTCGTCCGAACTTACGTGGCGGCAACCGGTGCAGCAACTTTTGCTGCGACTGCCGGTGGTTCTGAGCTGGCTCTTTCTAATGACGGCACTGATGGCACCACGCCCTTCACAATCAAGTTTGCTGAATTTCAATCAGTGGGCGACGTACGTGAATGGAGTTTTGAAGTCACTCGCGAAGAGATTGATGTCACTGCGATTGGCGGAACGCTTGGTCAAAACGCGCCATTCCGCAGCTTTATCACTGGCTTTGCTGATGGTACTGGTTCCGCCACTGTTTACACCACAGACGACGACACCACAATTGCGAGTCGTTTGATTGAGGATGTACTTCAGCGGAATCAAGTTGGCGCAACTTTCAAGCTCTACACAGACTTGATTTTGACTGGCTCCTCGCCAAACGACACCACAAGCCGGTCGATTGAGTTTGCTGCTGTGTTGACTTCTGCCAGCTACAGCGTCAACCCAGATGATGCTCAAAGCGTGGAGATTGCATTCCGACCTTCTGCAGCCCCAACTTTTGACTTTGCCAAGTCCTAAGTTCAGGCAACAGATTTTGTGGCCCTTGGCTTGTGCCAGGGGCTTTTTTATGTGTAAGCTGTCAACGAACAGAAATTATCTTTTGTGGCAAGTGCTCTTGATCAGCTAAAGAAAGCCGCCAATTTGCAGCCAGTCAAAAAAGTTGTTCCTTTATCTGATGGCTCAGAGTTTGTGTTTTGGCGTTCCCCATTAACAATGGCGGAGCGTGAACGTGCTCAAAAAGGAACTAACGACGATACGAACGCATTTGCGTTGCAGCTTTTAATTCTTAAGGCGCAGGATGAAGAAGGCAAGCGGCTTTTCCAACTAGGTCAAGCAGCAGAGCTTAAGAACGATGTTCGGGATGCTGATCTGCAGTCTTTAATGCTTGCCGTGATTGAAGAGGACAGCACGGAGGCGGCTGACCCAAAAGGTTAAAAGCTGAACTAAAAAAAGATAATTTGTTGCGGCTTCAGCTAGGCGTCGCCAAAGAGCTTGGCTACACCTTGGTCAAGCTCAAGCACGAGGTGACGCTAGAAGAGCTTTTGATTTGGTCCGCTTATTTTGACCTGTTAAACGAAGAGCAACAGGCTGCGATGAAGAAAGCGAAGCGTGGGCGCTAAACTCAAAGCAATGGACGGGTAAGCATGGCCGTTGTCTCTCGTATATCTGTAGAGCTGGATGGCAGTCCAGCAGAAAGAGGGTTGCGTCGTCTTGAAGCACAGTCAGTAAAAACTCAGCAAAAGTTTGGCAGCCTGCAAAAAGCTGCAACACGCATCGTCACTGCGTTTGCTGGAATCCAGGCCGCAAAATTTGTATTTTTTAAAACCGCAGAGCTTGAAACGCAGACAAGGAGTTTAAAAGTCCTGACGGGGTCTTTAAACGATGCTCAAAAAATTATTAAAGAGCTGCAGCAATTTGGAGCTGTCACTCCATTTACAAGTGCAGAGCTGATTGAAACGGCAAAGCGTCTAAAGGCGTTTGGGTTTGAAACAAATAAAATTGTAGATGTCACCAAGCGTTTGGGTGATATTGCAGGAGCAACAGGCGCTGACCTTGGTGGAATTGCAACTGCGTTTGGTCAGATTCAAGCAAAAGGAAGGCTGCAAGGCGAAGAGCTTTTACAGCTTCAAGAGCGTGGCGTTGACCTGCAAGGCACTCTGCGTAAAGAGTATGGGCTGACTGCCGAGGAGTTCCAAAAGGCGTTAAGCAAAGGCCAGATTGGCGCAGATGCAGTTACTTTTGCACTTGAAAAATTAACGGAAAAAGGTGGCAAGTACGCCAACGGCGCGATAGCCCAATCAGACACCTTAAACGGCAAATTAAGCACTCTCGTCGACGGGATTGACACGATTGCTAGAGCTTTAGGCGAAGTTCTTGCTCCAGCATTGAAAGATATTTTCGACCTTGCAATTGATACTGTTAATGCAATAAACCAAGCGTTAGCGGCAGGTTCTATAACTGATCGTCAGAAACAAGGGTTTAGAGTTCAAGCGGAAGAAGAGGTAAAACGTTTTGCAGGGGCAATGCCTGGCGGCCCTTTTGGCGCTGGTGAAATCGTTGTTCGCGCTAACGGAAAAACTTATCAAGGGCCTGCGTCTTCCGTCGTCAGCCAAATAACAAATGATTTAATCAATAAAGAGGTTCAACGCCTTGCTGGTGATGCTGGCGCTGGCCTTCCAAAATCAAACGTTCAGACTGCACGCCCTAGTCTGTCTGGGGGCATAAGTAGTGGCGCTGCCGAAGGCTCTCAAGGCAGTCAACGACTTGACATGTCGAAAGACTTGTTTGATTTAAACAAACGCCTACTTGGTCAGTCAGATGCTTTGACCGAAGCCGAAAGACTTGTTCTTAATTTCCAAATCGACAAGCAAAAAATTGCAGAGGCTAATTTGCTTCCTCGCGAAGAAGAAATAGCATTGCTAGAAGCGGCAGCGGGGTTTGAGCAGAAAATATTGGATAGACGCGAAGAACAACAAAAACTAACGGACTTAGCGAACAAAAAAGCAACAGAGCAAGCAAAAAAACAACAAGAAGATGCGCAACGTCGTCTTGAGGCTGATCCTGGCTATCAAATGCAGCAGCAGCTTGAAAAGCTCCTGGATACGCAAAACCAGGCTGCGTTTGCTGCGGAGTCAATGGGCAGTGCGTTTGCTGATGCTTTTGGTGATGTTGTTACTGGTGCGAAGACTGGGCAAGAAGCATTGGCGGGAATGTTGAAATCTATTGCCTCTGACTTCTTGGGGATGGCGAAAAAGATTATTGCTCAGCAGTTAGCAATGATCTTGTACGGCACGATTATGAAGGCACTGGGCGTTTCAATGCCTGGTGGCGGTGGCAGCGCATCCGATCCTTTCGGGACAGGGCTTTCAAGCGTTTCGCAAATAGGCGGCGGCGGAATGGTTAGCCCCTTCGCGGAAGGTGGTTATGTAGACAAGCCAACTAACGCATTAATCGGTGAAGCTGGCGAGCCTGAGTACGTCATCCCTGAATCCAAAATGCGTGAGAGCATGTCGCGTTATTCGCGCGGTTCACGCGGTGGTGGTGTCATTCCTTCTGATGGTGGATCGTCTGCATCAGGTGATGGCGGCGCTGCAGTTGCCGCACCAATCGATGTTCGCTACACCGTGGAACGTATTAACAACGTTGAATATGTCACTGCTGACCAGTTCCAATCTGGGATGCAACGTGCAGCGCAGCAGGGCGCACAACGCGGTGAGCAGAATACACTTAAGCGATTACAGCTCAGCAGCGGAACACGCCGGAGGGTAGGAATGTGACGACTCTTGCATTTGGCAATCTTTTACGGATGGATGGCAAGACAGAAATCGAAGCAGATGACGGCGGATATGTTGTGGCTCAACACCGTTTTCAGAACTTTTTTATTGGCAAAGAAATTGTCTACGGCGGCGAGAACTACATGTTTCTGCCATTCGGCTTCAGTGGCGTAACTATTAACCGTAGTGCCGATGGCATGGAAGCAAGTTTAGTTTTCCCTAATCAACGGAGCGGCAGCTTTGACGCGGGTCAAACACCTGCAGGCAGAGACTTGACGACAAACTGGGCAGACGAAGCAATTAAGCGCCGTTGGCAGTGCAACGTCAAAATGATGACGTTTGACGATCCAGACTCAACAGCGGAAGCAAACATGAATCTGATTCATGAGTACACAAGCATTGTGACCGGTGGCAAGTTTGAGCCTTCGACTGTCACGCTTAATTTGAGCACTGTCTTGGATGCGGTCGGCTCTGACGTTCCAATGCGTACGCTGACTCAAAAGCTTGTTGGCAACATCCCTACTAGCAGTGCAGTCAGATTGCAGTGATCTAATCGGTCTGCGCTATCGGCTTGGTGCTGATGGTACGGATGGCGAGATCGATTGCATCCACCTTTGCTATAAGGCGTTGGAACGTATGGGCATTGATCCGCCGCCGTTTAAGCAAGCTTGGTACGAATGCGGCAAGTGGGAAATCTGCCGTGATTTGTTGGGCTGGGGTTTTCGTGTTGAGAAGCCTGAGTATGATGGTGACATTCTGCTGCTGCCGCAGCAATCCTGGGCATTCGCGGTCACATGGGAAACGGGGATTCTGTACGTGAATCGAACGAACGAAAGGGTGCAATGGTCTACAGCCCAGCCGTTTATGACGTGCCCCTGCTTCCGTACGAAAAGCAGTTAATAAGAACGCTTGGTTGCACAGAAGAAGAGTACAAACTATTTGCAGCCGAAGTTCGTAAAAAAGGGAAACTGCGGCCTGCAGAGTATGATCACATTCCTGATATTGAATGCGATACAACAACAATAATTCTCGTAAACCTTGCGGTCAGTTTGTTGCTTACTGGCGCGGCTTATTTGCTGACGCCAAAGCCAAGGCAGCCAGAAGCTCCAGGGCAAATTGGACGAAGGACTCTTGGCAGCATTATTGGGGCGGATAGATTTGTTTCAAGCACAGGCTTCGACAGCACTGCAGAGCTTGCGGATTACGACTCGCCAATACCGATCATCTTCGCTTTATACGACGACACAATTGAAGCGGGTGGAGTGCTTGTTTCGCCCAAATTAGTTTGGTCGAGAATGTTTTCTCAAGGCTTACAGCAAACAGCAAAGCTGATGTTTGTTGTTGGCGAAAGAGGTTTGT